AGATGGGTGTTGTTATGATTGGGGTTATGATGTTTTTGTAGACGGAGAAAAGATTGGACAGATTAACGACACCCCTGAAGAGTTAGCAGATTTATTAAATGAATACTTTAACAGCAAAGAGAAATGGGATATGTAGTAGTTTATGATAAGTTCCTTGAGGATAGCACTTGGCTACTCAATGCCCGAAAGACATTCAAGGAAAAGAAGGAAGCGATCACCTTCGCACGGGATTGTGAGCATAGTGCTTACACCGCCAATGTCAAAGTATTTCAATTATAATGGGAAGAGCAACCGAAGCAATAGCCTTGTCCAATATGACGAGTGAAGATAGAAAGCGATATGCCTACGGAAAAAACGCGGAGGTATACTTTACGCACATAACCATTGACACCGAGATTCTAAAACAAATAAGACCCCCAAAGAAATGAGTATAGAAACATTCAAGTTCGTAGGAAGCGTACATTTGCTCCCACACATCTCCATCTCCTACGATTCAGCAATCTGCAACGGTTGTGTATCTATTGGGTGGCTATGGTGGGGAATTAGCTTTGTAAGCAAGAACGGAATGCACCTGTGACAACTGTAAACTCGTTATCTGGAGGCAAGACATCCTCATACATCGCTGCGAATTATCCCGCAGACTATGAGTTGTTCTCTTTGGTTAGGACAACGGATAAGGAATGCTTGTTTCCCGATGCGAAGATTCGTCAAGAGGTATCAGATAGAATCGGACAAGAGTTCATTGGGACACTTGAGCAAGACACAATCATCTATACGATGCTTGACCTTGAACAATACATAGGAAGACCCATCACTTGGATTACTGGCAAACCCTTTGACGAGGTAATCATACGAGGCAAAAAAGCAAACGGAGAAGGATATACCTACCTTCCTAATGTCACCCAACGCTTTTGTACAACTGAACTAAAAATCAATCCCATCAAACAATGGTGCTACGAGAACACCGAGCTACCCATTGAGATGAGAATAGGGTTTAGAGCAAACGAAGTAAAGAGAGCCAACTCAATGCTTGACCGCCACCGAGAGGATGGATTCCAATATGACAAGTTTATAGTAGGTCAAAGCGAAGGAGGAAGGAACAAATGGAAAGAACTCAAATACCGAAAGACAACCTTTCCTTTGATCAATGACAATATCTATAAAGACAAGATAGAGTCCTTCTGGCAAGACAAGCCCGTGCGCTTTGCGTATATGAATAATTGTGTGGGATGCTTTCACCGCAATGAGATACTACTCAAGCATATGTCAGAGAAAGAACCCAACAAGTTTAATTGGTTTGCAAAGCAAGAAACGGCAAAAGCAAGATTCAAAAAAGAAATGTCCTACGAGGCTATTAAGAGACACCGACTACAATTTGACCTCTTTGATGATGACTTCAATGAATGCGATAGCGGATACTGCGGACTATGAAAAAACACACTAAAGTATATTTACAAGGAATGGGATACGATGTGACCGACTGGATTCCTTGCGAGGTATGCGGTGCTAAAGCAGTAGACATCCACCATATAGAGCCAAGAGGAATGGGAGGCAGTAAGACAAAGGATGTAATAGAAAACCTAATGGCTCTTTGTAGGAATTGCCATATAACCTACGGAGATGTGAAACACCATAAGGAGTGGTTACAAGAAATCCACAATAAGAAGTTATTTAGAAGAGATAACTGATAAATACGGAGCATTACGGATGGAAAAGGATACAAAGGGACGTTTCACCGAAGGCAATAGCGGGAAGCCCAAAGGAGCAGTAAACAAAACCTCTAATAAAATCCGAGAGGCATTCCAAAAACTCATTGAGGACAACTTGGAGAATATGACTATATGGCTTATGCAAGTGGCAGCGGATGACCCAAAGGCAGCCCTTGACATAATGTCCAAGTTAGGAGAGTATACTACCCCAAAACTTGCAAGAGTAGAAACAAAGCACGAAATTGACGAGGGTATTACCAAAATAGAATTAGAGTTTGTCAAGCCTAAAGATTAAGTACGGCCCCGTCTTTCAAAAGAATTGGGAAGCGGACACAAAAATTGTAGTCAATCAAGGGGGTACTCGTAGCGGTAAGACCTATTCCTTATTGCAACTCCTTATCGTGCAATCTTATCAAACCAATGGTAAGATATACTCCATAGTGAGAAAGTCTCTCCCATCGCTTAAAATGACCGCCTATCGGGACTTCTTTGAGATTCTAAACAACTTGGGGGTCTATGACGAGAAGAATCACAATAAATCCGACTACACCTACAACCTCAACGGAAACCTCTTTGAGTTCATCTCATTAGACCAACCCCAAAAGAAAAGGGGAGCAAGGCGAGATGTGCTTTTCTGCAATGAGGCGAATGAACTCACTTGGGAGGACTTCTTTCAGCTACTCGTAAGAACAACCGATAGAATTTATATTGACTACAACCCCTCCGATTCATTCCATTGGATTTATGACCGTCTACTAACGAGGGACGATGTAACATATATCCAAACAACCTACAAGGACAACCCATTCCTTGACCAAACAATCGTAGATGAGATTGAGAGGCTCAAATACACCGATGAGGACTACTGGAGAATCTACGGCTTGGGTGAGCGTGGTATGTCAAGAGCCACAATCTTCCAATTCCAAGTAGCCGAAGAACCGAAAGGCCAACTCATCTCATTAGGGCTTGACTTCGGATTCACCAATGACCCAACCTCCCTTGTTAAGGTGTTTAAAGATGGTGACAACCTATACATCCAAGAGTTGCTCTATCACACCAACCTCACCAACCAAGATATTAGCCAAAAACTATCCGAACTTGGACTGACGAGGTTTGACGAGATATGGGCAGATAGTGCCGAACCCAAGAGCATTGAAGAACTGCATCGTATGGGATGGAACATCAAGCCAACGGCAAAGGGAGCGGATAGCGTAATGGCGGGAATAGACATCCTCAAACGCCATAAGATATTTGTCACGAAGGAAAGCAAGAATGCAATCCGAGAGTTTCAGAATTACAAATGGCAAGAGGACAAGAACGGGAATCTACTGAATAGACCTATTGATGCCTTCAATCACGCCATTGATGCAACACGCTATGCGACCTTCAATAGATTAAGCCGTCCGAACTACGGGCGTTATGCCATAAGATAAATTTAAAAGGTTATTTAAGCGATGGAACTAAAAGTCATTGTACCCACCTCGCTATCGGAAATCACCCTTGAGCAATACCAACGCTTTGCTCGTTTGGAGGGTGACAACGAGTTCTTGACTAAAAAGTCATTGGAGATATTTTGCAATGTTCCGTTAGAGCAGTTGCCCAATGTCCGTTTTAAGGATGTTTCTAATGTGTTTAGCCACATCAATGCGATGATGCAAGAGAAACCCTCCTTGACACCGAGATTCACTCTTAAAGGGAAAGAATTTGGGTTCATCACTTCATTGGAAGATATCACCTACGGAGAGTTTGTAGACCTTGACTCCTATATGAGCGACACACAAAACCTCCACAAGACAATGGCGGTACTCTATCGCCCGATTATTCAAAAGGCTGGTAAGCGATATGACATTGAACCCTACGAATCAGCCACAAAATACTGCGACCTAATGAAGGAAGCTCCGATGAATGTGGTAATGGGTGCGATTGTTTTTTTTTGGACTTTAGGAAAAGAACTCTTAATGGCTACTCTGACCTCTTTGGAGAATCACAAGGCGTTGAAGAGTTCACCCCCCAAAGCCAATTCTCAAAACGATGGGGTTGGTATACAACATTCCATACCCTTGCTCAAGGTGATGTTAGAAGATTTGACGAGATTGGAAGACTACCCCTTCATCAATGTCTTACCTTCCTCTCCTTTGAAAAACACCGAGCAGACACCGAAAACCGAATACTCAAAAGCAAGTTAAAATGAGGCAGTTCTACAATCTGACCAAGACCATCAAGGACACCCTTGAAGCACATAGCCAAGTGAATGTGGTAACCTTTGGGGATATCTACGATGTAGACCTCAACAAGCAGACCATATTCCCCTTGTCTCACATCACAGTCAACCAAGCAACCTTTGAGGGGCAAATTGTCCGTATGAATGTGACCATCATTGCAATGGATGTTGTTGATGAGACTAAAGAAGACCCACGAAGCCAAAATGAGCCATTCTACGGCACGAACAACGAGCAAGACATACTGAATACCCAACTCGCGGTAATCAACGATGTAGTGGCAAAATTGCGAAAAGGTACTTTGTACACCGATTTGTATCAGTTGGATGGCAACCCCACTTGCGTACCCTTCTCCGAGCGTTTTGAAAACCTCCTCACGGGATGGACGGCAACCTTTGATGTATTGTTGCCCAACACCGAAATCTCTACTTGCTAATGGCACGTCAAGAAAATGTAGAAGCAACCCTTGACAAGTTCGCTCGTTATGTTGTCCAACAAGCGAGAAGCAACCTAACGCGCCAAAAACGCAACACCTCCAAACGCCTATATGAGTCTTTGGGATATGATTTAAGAGTCTCAAG